TAATGCTGCAGACTGCATTGTTTGACAACTCCCACAGAACCGCTTACCAGTTAAACCAATCTCAGCCGCTCTAGCCAACTTTACTATTTCATTACCGGACATCTAATACCTCTCAATAAACAGTTTACCAAATAAGATTAACACAAACAACAAGAAACGATTTATTATTATGCTACTGGAACTTATTGATTGAGTTAATCACTATGGCCGCACCGATAGGAAATAGCAATGCTGTAAAAGGCAAAATGTTTTACGACAGGCTCCGTAAGGCGCTGACGCAAGAGCCGCATCGTCTTGAAAAGATTGTGGGTCAACTGATCACACAAGCGGAGATGGGCGAGGCCTGGGCGGTCAAAGAGATTATTGACCGGCTGGATGGTAAGGCCGTGCAGACTAACCAGGTTGAGAACACCGATGGAACTCCGTTACTATCTGGTATTCAAGTCATGTTTGTGAGGCCCAATGAACAATAACAAACAATCCCGCTGGCTTTGTACTAATTGCCAAAAAATATCCCTTTGGGATAAATTGCTGTTTGATGATCAGGTGACTAATTCGCCGGTCATTCAGTATGGCTGCCCAAACTGCCGGCACATGAACTGCATGGAATACATAGACCCGCGCAATGACTGAAGTGGACGATCAAACGATTGTTGAGCAGCTGCAACAAGTTGTTGCCCAAGCAGAATTTCCTATCAAGCTGGCTTTTCTGTTTGAGCCCAAACGATATAAGATTTTGTACGGTGGGCGCGGAGGCGCTAAGTCTTGGGGAGTTGCCAGAGCATTATTAATTAAGGCAGCCAAAGACCCCATCCGCATACTCTGCGCCCGTGAATTCCAAGTCTCCATCAAGGATTCTGTACACAAGCTACTGACAGACCAGATTGACAGTCTTGGTCTGCAATCTTTTTACGAGGTCACTCAGACCAGCATTAAGGGTAAAAATGGCTCTGAATTCTTCTTTATTGGCCTTAAAAACAACATTACCAATGTCAAATCCTTTGAAGGCGTAGACATCTGCTGGGTTGAGGAGGCGCAGACCGTTTCTAAATCCAGTTGGAATGTCCTAATTCCGACCATTCGTAAGGACAACTCCGAAATATGGATTACCTTTAATCCGGAACTCGAGACCGATGACACTTACCAGCGCTTTGTGGTCTCGCCGCCTACGAATGCGGTAGTTCAAAAGATTACCTGGCGCGATAACCCTTGGTTCCCTATGACCTTGCGGGAGGAAAAAGACAACCTCCAGATGCGGGACACCGAGGCTTACAACACCGTCTGGGAAGGTATTTGCCGTAAGACCGTGGATGGAGCGGTGTTTGCTAATGAGATTACCCTTGCTGACTTAGAGGAGCGCATTACCCGCGTACCTTATGACCCAATTAAACCCGTCCATGCGGTTTTCGACCTCGGCTGGTCGGATAATACGGCCATTTGGTTTGTCCAATTTATAGGCTTTGAGATCAGATTAATTCGGTACATGGAGGATAGTCAAAAGACCATGTCCTATTACATGGCCGAGATGCAGAAGTTCGGGTATCACTTTGACACCCTTTGGCTGCCGCACGATGCCGAGAACTCAACTTTGGCAGCTGCCGGGCGCTCGATTGCTGACATTGTCAGAGCAGCCGGATATAAGGTACAGATTGTGCCAAGAACCCCAACTGCGGACTCTATCAATGCGGCTAGAACAATATTCAACAAGTGTTATTTTGATAGAGAAAATTGCCATCAAGGATTACAATGTTTAAGACATTACCGATATGATGTGGACCCAGATACCAAACAATTCAGTAAAACGCCGCTGCACGACATTTTTTCCCACGGCGCAGATGCGTTTAAATATCTTGGATTAGTGGTGAATGAGCCCCGTAAATCGGTAGCAAAACGAGCCGTGCAACAACCGGCTGGATCATGGATGGGATGATTATGGCAAACGACCAGCGTATACAAGACGCACAGAAATATCTGAGATTCGCCAATGATGCGGACTCTTACAATCGCCAGGATGCTCTGGATGACCTTAAGTTCTCATCTGGGGACCAATGGCCAGTTGAGGTGCAGAACTCCCGCAACCTTGAGGCTAGACCCTGCCTAACCATCAACAAGTTAGATGGTTTTATCCGCCAAGTCTGTAATCAGCAGCGCCAAGCGCGCCCCCGCATGAAGGCGCATTCAATGAACTCGGCTGCCAACGCTAAAGTAGCGGACATCCTGACCGGCATCTTTAAACACATTGAAGTTAATTCGGACGCAGATACCGCCTACGATACGGCTTTTGAATTTGCCGTGCGCATGGGCTGGGGTTATTGGCGCATCGTTACCGACTACACGCGCCCAGACTCGTTTGACCAAGAAATCTATATTAAGCCGATTGCAAACCCATTTACCGTTTATTACGACCCAAATAGTCAGATGCCAGACGGCTCGGATGCCGAGTCATGCCTGATTACTGAGGTAATGAGCAAAAAGGACTTTAAGGCCCAATACCCTAACGCAGACGATGGCGGCAACTTCAATATGCGCGGTACAGGCGATGCGGATGCCGACTGGATCATGAAGGATGACATTCGGATAGCTGAATGGTGGTACACCGAGCGCAAAAAGACTAAATTACTCATGCTTTCCGATGGTACGCAAGTCTATAAAGAGGACGCGCCCAGCGCAGAAATCATGATGGCAGCCGGCATTGAAGTGGTAGCCGAGCGCGAAACCATGCGCAAGACCATCAAATGGGCAAAATTGACCGGCATAGAAATTCTTGAAGAATCAACTTGGCCAGGCAAATATATTCCCATCGTGCCGGTTTATGGCCAGCAGCTGGTGGTTGACGATAAGCGCAAGAAGTACGGCATTGTGCGCATGGCTAAAGACCCGCAGCGGATGTACAACTACTGGCGTACTGCTTTGACTGAGTCTGTGGCTCTCGCGCCCAAGGCCAAATGGCTATTGGCAGAAGGCCAAGATGAGGGCCATGAGAATGAGTGGAACCTGGCTAACATCAAGGCCACGCCTGTACTGCGTTACAAGCAAAAAGACATTGAAGGCCAGCCCGCGCCCGTACCAACACGGCTGCAACCAGAGCCACCGGCTGCGGGAATTGTTGAGGCTACAAGCGCCATTAATAATGACTTGCAGACCGTAGTAGGCATATTTGACCCAAATATGTTGGCTCAAGGCAATATGTCTGGTAAGGCAATCCGCGGCCAGCAAATGCAGATTGATATGTCGAATTTCCATTATTACGACAATCTGACCCGCTCCCTCAAGCAAACGGGGCGCGTAATCCTGGACTTAATTCCTAAGATTTACGACAAAGAGCGCGTTATGCGGATCATTGGTTACGATAACCGCCCAGAGATGGTGACCATCAATCAGCGCATTGTGGACGAAAACGGTGCGGATAAGATTCTTAATGATGTGACCGTAGGCGAATACGATGTCTATATGGACACAGGCCCAGGCTATCAATCCAAGCGCCAAGAGGCAGTTGAGTCCATGATTCCATTGCTCCAAGCCAACCCAGAGTTGTTCCAAGCTGCCGGTGACCTAGTGTTCCGTAACATGGACTTCCCAGGCGCAGATGTGATTGCAGACCGTTTGGCTGCATTAAATCCATTAGCCAAAATTGATGAGAAATCGGACATTCCGCCACAGGTTCAGATGCAGCTTATGGCCAGCCAAAAGATGGTTGCCGATATGCAGCAGCAGATTGCGGCCTTGACCATGAACTTGCAGCACCAGACCGATGTGCAGAAAATGAAAGAGGAAGGCGCAACCAAGCGAAAACTCATGGATGTTACCTCTAGGGCGTACAACACCGAGACCATTAATGAGGCCAAAGTCAATCAAACCAATCTTAAGGCGATTACCGACCAGAATAGAACTGAGTTAGACGCTATTACCAAACTGCTTTTAAAAGGTATGGACACACGCGCCCTGCAGCAAGAAATGGACCGCAGAGATACCGAACAAGACTTGGTGGCCTCTTTTGCGGAAAGCGAAGTCAATATGAATGACTCGCCATTCTTGCAGCAAGAGATGCAGATTGCCCAGCAGCCAATGACCAACCCCCAGATGGATGACCAGATGATGGCGCAGTTTGCAGCGCAAGAAATGCAGCCGCAGCCATTAGAGCAGCCGGCCATTCCTGGCGTACCAATGGGACCTCGTTGACAACTATCGAAAAACAGTTTCTAATAGATTTAACCTACCGATGGGTTCATCGGGTTTATTCTTGGAGTTAATCCATGTCTGACGCAGAAGTAGTACAGGAACCAGCAAGGAAACAAGCTGCGAACCTAGTAACAAATGAGAATTTAGCTGAGTTTAATGCACAAAAACTTGGTTTAGCCACTCAGGAAACTCCAACTGAGGCCGCGGATGCGGAGCCGGTTGTTGAGCAAGAGCGGAGTGAACCAGAGGCAGAAACAGAGGCTGTAGCAGGTGAAAAGAAGCACAACCCGAAACTTGAAAAGCGGTTTTCGGAACTGACCAAGCAGCGCGAAGCAGCCCGCCAAGAAGCGGACCGTGAGCGTACTGCTCGAGAGGCTCTCGAGGCGCGTTTAAGGGACATGGAGGCAAAGGTAAATCCGCCTAAATCGGATGAACCAGACCCTAAACCAGACCCAACGCAATTCAATGATGCCCTAGAGTATGCGGAGGCTCTGGCCGAGTGGACTACTGATCGAAAGATGCGGGAGCGAGATCAAGCAGAATTGGCTCGTAAAGTTGAGGAGGAACAGTCGCGGATGCGGCAGAAGTTCCAAGAGCGCCTCGATGCTGCGAAACAAGATATGCCGGATTACGAGGAAATGGTTGCATCAAGTGATGTTTCGGTCTCACAGCCGGTCACAGACGCAATTATTGAGAGCGATGTAGGCCCACAAATCCTATATTACTTGGCCGAGAATCCAGAATTCGCTCGAGAATTGGCGGATAAATCCATCACTTCTCAACTCCGTGCTATCGGGCGTTTAGAGGCTAAATTTGAGAAATCAGAGCCAACTAAACCGAGCGTAAAAGAACCTGTTGCGAAGAAGTCTAATGCTCCGGCACCGATTAACCCGCTGAAATCCGGCGGCAACCCTAGCGACATTACGCTAGATGCTGACCGTAAATTTCATGGCACTTACCAGCAATGGAAAGCTGCCAGGTCTGCAGGGAAAATTAGGTAATGGGTAACCTTACAATTAATTTGGAGAATTATCATGGCAAATAACTTGCTAACCATCTCCATGATCACCAACGAAGCGTTGATGGTCTTGGAAAACAGTTTGACCTTTACTGGTCGTGTAGACCGTAATTATGATGACCAATTTGCGGTTATCGGTGCAAAGATTGGTAACACAGTCAATGTACGCCGCCCAGGTCGTTTTATCGGTACAACCGGCCCAGCGCTGAATGTTGAGGACTTTAACGAGACTTCATCACCAGTAACCCTCTCAACACAGTTCCATGTGGACACACAATTTACGACTCAGGATTTAACCCTGTCGTTAGATATGTTCTCTGACCGTGTTTTGAAACCAGCTATTGCTGCAATCGCCAACAAAATCGACTTTGACGGCACCACAATGGCAGTAGACAACACAGCTAATACCGTTGGTACAGCCGGTGTAGTTCCATCTGACATCGCAACATTCCTAACCGCCCAGGCATTCTTGGACGGCGAAGGCGCTCCCCGTGACGGTAAGCGCTCTTGCGTGGTTGATCCCTTTACTGGCGCCTCAATTGTTGGCTCCCTTAAAGGTCTCTTTAACCCACAAGGCACTATCTCTGGTCAGTACGAAAAGGGAATGATGGGTCGCGACACAATTGGTATGAACTGGTATATGGACCAAAACATCGTGTCCCACACCTATGGTTCATACGCAACCGCCACATTGTCTACCAACACAGCAACCTTTACTGGTTCATTGACAACTGGCTGGGCTCAGACCTCGACCATTACCATCTCCGCTGCAACCGCTAACGCCGGCTTAAAGCAAGGCGATACGATTCAGATTGCTGGTGTGTTCGCAGTTAACCCACAAAACCGCCAACCATACGGCGGCAATGTATTGCGTAACTTTGTTGTAACTTCCGATGTGACTATCACTTCCGGCGGTTCAGCATCTGTAACTGTTTCCCCAGCGATTATTACTGCTGGCCAGTTCCAGAATGTGAGCGTTTTGTCTACCTCGGCATCTGCAGTTGTCACACCGTTCAACAAGACCGGTATTGTCAGCCCACAGAACTTGGTATTCCACCGCAATGCGTTTACCCTGGCTACAGCCGACCTCCAATTGCCTGACGGCGTTCATTTTGCAGGCCGTGCAAGCGATAAGGATAATGGCTTGTCGATTCGTGTGGTGCGTCAATACACCATTAACAACGACTCCATCCCAACCCGTTTAGATGTACTTTACGGCTGGGCTCCGCTTTACCCAGAACTCGCCTGCCGCGTAGCAGCTTAATAGGAAAGGAACCTAATCATGCCAAATCCAGGACCAGCAACTACCCAAACAACCAATTTCCTGTTCAACGGTGACTCAACTGACGGTATTCAAATCGCCGGTGCCGCTGCAGACAAATTGGCGTTTCATGGCTCAACCCCTGTTATCCAGGCGGCTGCAATTACCAATATCGGCAACTCCGCTACTGGTACTGAAATTGCAACTGCTGTAAATAGCATTCTGGTTGCGCTGCGTAATAAAGGCCTCATCGCGACTTAATCTCGCATGAGACCTAAAAAGGGCCATTCTCCAAAAGAGGTGGCCTTTTTTTATTTTTTTGGTATAAAAAGCCAAAAACATAGGATAATTTAAACATCTCTATCTCGAGGATAATCATGGACTCTTTAAAGATTCTTTCCCCAACTTATCGGTTGGACCTTACAACTTCCGCATCAGCTGCTCTGCAATTAATTCCAGATACGCCAACCCTAGCATTTCGCGTGGCTATCCTAAATACTGGAACCGGTACTGCAGCCATTACTTTTGGCACAACTGATTCCAATATGGCAACTCCAGCGATTGCCTCAACGGGTGGCAGCGGCTCATTTATTCTGGCTCCTAGTATGTTTTTGCCAATCATCATTGATTGCCCTCGGCCAAACTTCTTTATTAAGGCCATTTCGTCAGGCACAAACGCGCTCTATTTGACATTAGTGGCAAACGAATAAGGGATTTACCATGTCCAACGACACCGCAAAGACTATAACAACCAATATAGTGCCGCCCTATGAGTGCATCAATTTAATTGGACCTGCTGGAACGCCGTTTTTTGCTCCTACTAATCCTGATTTAAATGGCGTAAACATTACCAACAGTACGATTAATAGCACGACTATTGGGGCAACAACACCAGCAACGGGCGCGTTTACTACCGCAAGTTCAACCAATCAACCTGTTGGAAATAACGATTTAACGACCAAACTGTATGTTGATTCTTTGGCTTTAGGTATTTCGTGGAAACAACCGGTTATTGCTGGTACAACGGCAAACATTACTTTGTCTGGTTTGCAAACCATTGATACGGTATCGGTGTTGGCTGGTGAGCGTGTACTCGTTAAAAACCAAACAAATCAAGCAGAAAATGGTATTTATGACGCAGCTGCCGGGGCATGGACTCGCTCTCCCGATGCAAATACATGGGACGAACTAATTTCTGCCCTTGTGTTTATCGTAGAGGGCGGACAGGCTGGCGCAGCATATTACTGCCCAATTCAGCCAGGCGGCACCCTTGGGGTAACCGCAATTACTTGGAATAACTTTTCAGTCGGCGGTGTGTATTTTGCTGGTACAGGCCTTAACCTGTCTGGTGGCGATACATTTAACATCACCAATACTGGCGTTACCGCAGCAACTTATGGCTCGGCCTCGGCGGTTCCAGCAATTGCCGTTAATCAACAAGGTCAAATTACTAGCGCAACCAATACCAGTATTGCAATTGCAGGCAGCCAAGTTACCAGCGGAACTATTGATTCTGCGCGTATTTCGGGCTCGTACACCGGCATTACCGCGGTTGGAACGCTATCTGGATTAACAGTCAGCAGCACAATTACTGGATCAATTTCGGGTAACGCAGCCACCGCAACAACGGCAGGCAGCGCGACCACGGCCACCACGGCCACTAATTTGGCAGGCGGCGCATCTGGCTCTATTCCTTACCAAAGTAGTGCAGGCACAACAACATTTTTAGCGGCTGGCACTAACGGTCAAGTCTTAACTTTGGCTGGTGGCGTACCAACATACGCAACACCAACCACGGGAACAGTCACCTCAGTAGGCGGTACTGGAACGGTATCTGGCATTAGCTTGTCGGGAACGGTAACAAGCAGCGGAAACTTAACTTTAGGCGGAACTTTAGATTTATCCGCGCCCCCAGCAATTGGCGGCACAACTGCAAACACAATTCGTGGCACAACCGTCACCGCAACTACTGGTTTTGTAGGAACTAATTTTGATGCTGCGGGATCAGGCGGTGGAGCATTAAGAAATGATGTTGCAGGTGCTTGTTTGCAATGGGGTGGTGGCGGTGGTGTCAATGTCACCGTAAATGGTCCAATCAATATGAATGGCGCTAATGCAGCTATTCAGATTAACCCAACTGGTACCGGAACTGTCTCGATTGCCCCTGCGGGCGCATTGACTGTAAACCCAACAACCGCATCAACCATGAACAATGTGGCCATCGGCGGGACTACTCCGCTGGCCGGCACATTTACTGATTTACGGGTAAACAACACGATTTCTTTGGCCGGAACTACCGGAACGGCTGGATTTGTATTGACCTCCAATGGCGCATCGGCTCCAACCTGGCAGGCCAATGCAAATGGACTTGCGATTGCGGACGATACAACCACTAATGCAACCCGTTATTTAGCGTTTACTAGCGCAACAACAGGCAATATTACAACTGCCAATGTTTCCTCCACAAAGCTGCAATATAACCCCTCTACTGGTGTATTAAGTTCTACTGGATTTTCTGTAGGCGCAACTGGATTAACATTTTCTGATGGTTCAACACAAGTAAGCAACGCAGTTCCACAGGTAACTACCTACACAAGTGGTTCAGGAACTTATACAGTACCGACTAATGCCAAATACCTTTACATCAAAATGGTTGGTGGTGGTGGTGGTGGCGGAGGATCAGGTAACAACGCAACTATGGGAACTGGAGGAAATGGCGGAGCTACTACATTTGGTTCTTTATTAACTGCAAGTGGCGGTGGTGGAAGCAATCAAAATCCTGCAGGTGGTGGAGGCACAGTAATTAACCTTGGAGCATCTGGGCAAGGATTTGCTGGCGCTGCTGGAGGAGCAGGTAGTTTGTGGGCAACTGGTTCATCTGGCAGTGGTATTTATATTCAAGGTGGAGTTGGGGCTAGCTCTGCTTTTGGTGGCGCTGGAAACACTACCTACGGAAATGGAACGCCTGGTGCTGGTGTAGCTAATACAGGATCAGGTGGTGGTGGAGCAGCATGGAATCCAAACGCAACAAATCAATATGCTGGCGCTGGAGGCGCT